ACTAAAAAATAACTACTTGTCAACACTTTTTTTATCTGGCTGAACCAGAAATATCATAGATAAACTTTCCAGAACGGATAGCTTCCATAATTTCGTCGGACTTAGCCTCGTACTCTTGCGGTGACATCTTCTGTACTTCCGACTCTTTCAAGTATGAGGAGGCTTCGTTTTCTTGCGGCTTACTGCGACTATTCTTTGTAGACACAGACTTGGCTGCGTCTTTGTCTGACTTGGGTTTCTTTTTGCCAATACCCATATCAGCTTTGTAGAGGTCAATCGCCCTAGCAGCAGAACGTGCGTCGTTGTCGTTTTCATAAAGCGCATCCTGCACCCACTTAGGCTGATTATCAGCCCACTCGTGAAACTCATCACTATCACGAATATCATCAAAATCAGGATGCAGCCGCATCAATTCTGCTTCTGCCTTTTCTTTTGTTGCAGATAATTGCATCTCATCAATTGCTTTAAGCCGTTCTTCAAGTGCGCTAGACTGCTCACTGGCTTTTTTCATCGCAATTGTTTCCACAATAGCCGCTACATCAGGATATTCTTTTGCCCATGTTTCAATATCCTCATCGGACTTTGGCAATTTCATTTCTTTTTTAGTAGCAGCAGAAAGCTGTGCTTTTAATTCTGCAAGTTCTGTCTTAAATTCTTCTGCTTGTTTCTGTTGGTGGCGGCGTAGGTCAGAGTAACGCTTTTTAAATGTTTTTTCTTCTGCGCCTGTGGGTTCTTCTTCTTCCGGTTCAGCAGTTTCTTCTACTTCACCCTTTTGTTCTTTAAGCATCTGCTCAAGTTCTTCTTCTTCCATTGCGCGTTTTTCTTCGTTAGTATATTTACGATTTGCAAACGCTACTTTTTTAGGTGACTGCATTTCTTCAGCCATAATTTCGGCTTCTGCCATTTTATTTCTCCATTGTCGGGGCCAACCGTAGCCACTGTCGGGGTGGGGGATTAGGTAGCCAACATATATAGCTGTTTAACGTGCAGCTAATCCACGTTTAGGTTTAGTGCGTGAGATGTCAATCACAGACATTAACTCACTACCAAGAACACGGCCAATAGCACGAATTTGTGGGGTACCTACCATGTCCATAAGAACTTCACGGTCCTCTTCATTGAGATTGTCAAATCTACGCTGTACAAGACCTTGATAATCTTCTAGTGTCATTTCTTCCATAGTAACATTCGTCCCGTAATATAAGTAATTGGATGAACAATTTTACACCACATATTACCTACGATGTCATCCTTTGCTTTACCGTGTGTAAGTATATGTTTTAAATGTTGTGTACGTGCTTTTGCAAGATAAGCACCTATAGATGTAAGAACAATACTTTTACGCATTCCTCTTACCCAAGGTTTAAATAACCAATGATAACCTTTTTCATGGTAAGGTGTCAAGTATTTTTTCTGATGTACTCCCCAAATTTTAATAGCTTCTTTCCAATCGTCAAGCTGAGTTTGCCGGTACATTTCGGTACACACAATTTTGCCAGTACCGCCTTCATCGCGGTCTTCTTTAATAGCTTGGCCTTTTGAACTTGTTGCAGTATTGACATTTGTTTGTGTGGGCTTTGACCAGTCATGGTCAGATGAATATGAAATTGTGCCATTTCCACTTACGTTAGTAGCGGTGCCTTGCCGGTCATTAATTTTAGCCGCATTTTCCTTGCCTACTTTTTCTGACAAATTTACTCCTGCACGATTAGGTTTAGAGTTTCTTTGTGTATTGTCATCTCTACGAGCCTTGTCAAGTTGAGCAAACGTGTCATCATATTTACCGCTACGAATGTCACGCGAGTATTGTTTTTTATCTGCTTTCTTTGCTGCATCTAGTTTAGATTGTGCCGATTGCTTACTTTTTTCAATCCTAGCAGAAATTGGCATATCTTCGCCTCTGCCTAAATTAACACCCGTTGGACCCGTAGTAGTTTTTCTTGTTGTTGTCGGCTCTGATGTAAGGCCAAATTTTGCTCGTGCTTCTTTTTTTAAGGCTGCTTCATCAATGGGCTGAGAACCAGCAACTTGAAGATTTGCAGCCAATGTACCAGCGGCAGCTTGTCTTTCTACCGATACATCAAAAAGAGCATCTTCTTTAGCTGCTTTCAGCAAAGTGTCAATAGGTGTGTCGGGACTAGCATTAAACAGTTCGCTAAATTTTCTGCTGACCCTAGCTTCAAATTCTGGACCAGAAGAAGGTATATTTGAAATTGTATCTTGCGATAAGGTAGCTGCTTCAGATACAGTAGCGGCAGGGTCTGTTGTGACTTGCGTAGTTTCTACACGAGTAGTTTCAGGGCTTGTTTTGCGAGACTCCTTGATTTTTGCAAGCAAGTCAGCAGTTGTGCCGGTGGTAACAGGTGCTAAATCCATGCCAAGTTCTGTGCGAGTAGAACTATCTACCATGTCTTTAATACTATTAAGCATCTGTTCTTGTTTTTCAGGGTCAGACTCTGCAAATGCCACGTCTTTAGCAAGTAAGTCTAGTGCTTTATCATATTCAGCCGAAGTTGTACTTGCACCAATAGCCCCAAGAAAATCGTCTTTAATTTTTTCAAACGTACCCCGTGGGTCTATTTTGTTTTCGATTTCTTGAAACGGTTTTGTTTCTTTTATTGTGGTTATTGCCGGGTCTTCCTCTCTACCAAACTGGTCAGTTTTAGGTGTTGCTGGGGACGGTGGACCATCGTCATTTCCATCCTGTTGTTGTATAGCAGGGGCAGAAACCGGCGTGATTGTTGGGTCAGGTGTAGTATCAGTAGGAGTGTCTGGTTTTTTCTTATAACCTGCTGGAACAGGAATAAGTGGATTTCCATCCGCATCTACAGGTATTTGCAACTCGTGTCCTGCATCATTTACGTATGTCACCATTGTAGGAGACACTACTTGCGAAAATGTAGGCAGTGTTCCGGGCTGCATTGTCGGGGTTGCTTGCTGCACGGGTGCTTGATAAGGAGCAGGTGCTGCGGCAGGAACAGATGAAACTTGGGGCGTATAATTTGCAAATGCAGATTGCTGATACTGAAACGGTGTACCTGCAGCTTGCGTCATACCAAATGGTTGTTGAACAAAACCACCAACTTGCATTTCTAGTGAATTGTCATTATCTTCTAAATCAAGGTCATTTAGATTAAAAGGAATGCCATCGGGAATAGTAGCTTCATCTGCATTACCCATTTGACCCATATTTTCCATACGCTGCAGTCCCATTTTAGCTTCGTCTCGTAGAGCCATCATTTTGTCTAGTCCATGATATCGAACTACATCGGCTGGCATAACAAATTCACCCTCGCTAAGTTGCGCCGGAATGTCGTCACGAACTTCTTCTTGCAAAGAACCAGTAGGTACATTGTTACCCGATACAGGGTCAACTGTACCACCTTCTTGCATAAGGCCACCCTCGTCAAACATGCTCATTTGTTCTTTCATTGGTACTGCTCCACCCTCACTAAAAACTCGTATTTTACCATCTGCTGTTCTTGCAGCAGGTGTGTTAAACATTTCTTTTAATTCTGACATCTTCGGTTTTGTGACATTCTTTGCAAGAACTAACGGTCCTACCTGAATAACTTCATCTGCACGTGTTACAGGAGTTCCTGTAGCCTTGTCATAAAAGTAACTACCTCTATATGGGTTCATGCCTACTTGCGTCCAACCTGAGTCTTTGTCGGCTAATACTTTTTTAGCAAACATCTGTAACTCATACGGGTCTTCAGGCACATAGTCACCAAATACACGGGCTATTGTTGCCTTACCCATAGGTTTTTCTTCACCTGTAGTTTTTGCTACTCGTTTGCCTTTTGCTATATCTAACGCAACTTTTGGGTCTGAGCCAAACTCAATATTCTTCAATCTTATAGCTTGCCCATAACCTACTACTGAACCATTTCTACTTTTTCCATCGTGTATTGAAACAACCCACTTATCATACTCATTATAAGCAGGTATATCTAATCTAGCACCCACACGTTGACCCGGCTCTAAATCAAAACCCCGTACACCTAAAATACCTTTTTCAGACTTTTTACCCATAGAACCTACTACGTCCGTTACTGTAGGCATTTCTGGCATTGTTTCGGATGTATATAACTTTGGTTCTGGAAATGCATCCTTAATTTGTTTACGCGCTTCTTTAGATTTAATTTTATTCTGAAACAAATCTTCCGCAGCTTGTTGCGCTTCTGGTATATTTTTTTGTCTCTGAGACTCTGGAAGTTTATTTGAACTTCTCCACTCATCAATTTTTTTAGGGTCTGCTATTAATTTTTCTGCTTCCTCTACATCAGCTTTGCGAAACTTTTTAGTGGCTACACGTAAACCCTTACCTGCTAAATCCCCAATACCGGGAATAAGACCCATTAAACCTGCTGTAGCTTCAATACCTGCACCCAGATAATCTTTTTTATCTAGTGCATCAGATGTTCTTTTTATCGCAAGTGCTTCGCCTACACCGGGAATAAACTCTGCACCAAACATAGCAGCATCTTTTGCATTTTCTTTTGATAAAAGATTATCTGTTTGGTCTTTAAGAGCCATTAACTTCATCCCTCAATGTTTTAAGTTTGCGCAACGCTGCAATCGCACCCTGCGACCTGTACATCATCACATTATCATCTGCTTGTTCTAACGATTTCTGCTGCATTTCAACTACAGCATCCACATAATCACTGAACGCTTGCCACTGGCGGTTGTTGCCCACCCACGGCTTGAGTTTGCTGAGTATTTGCTTGTCCATTTGCACTAAATCCTTGTTCACCCGGTACAGGAGCCTGTCCTACACCAATATTGCCGCCACCTGCTCCTGTTGGGTCATTAGCATCTGCACCCGCCATTGGAGGGGCTTGCTGCTCTGGTCCCGGTGCTTGGAACTGTTTCATTAATTCTGCTTGCAGTGCGGCTTCACTCATATTGTTGGTTACTTTGTCAGGGTCTAGGTCAAGAGATTTTGCAATCTCGCTGATAATATATTGAAACTTTGCAAATGGTGCTAGTGCAGGATTACTTGCAATTCCCAAGAACTGCATTAGTCGCTGACTGCGTACCTCATTTGCCATTAGACTTTCTGTGCCACGTGCCTTAACCTCAAGGTCGCCTTTAATTTCTGGGTCAAAGTCAAACTGCATATTGAACCGGAAGAAACCTTCGCCAAGAGGACGAAGCAGATAGTCGTCCACGTTTTTGATAACTGTTTTGATGCTACCGCTGGCAGCACCCATGAGCATTGAAATACCCGATGCAGTACGTCCTACACCCTGTACGCCTGTTTGACCGTGAGCAAAGCTAGGCATTCCCGTAGACTCATCAGCAAGCTGACGTGCCTTGTCAAACAGCATCATGTTCTCAGAAGACACATTCGGGAACTTCGTGCCAAAAATAGCCTGACCCGGTGCGCCGCCCTGACGACGGAATACTTTACCCGGATACAGTGACAGGTCTTGTCCCGGTACCAAATTAGTCTCATCTACTTCTACAATAAGATTGCCTGACAGAACAGCGTTGTCCACCGCCATACGCATAAAACCGTTCATCAGTGTTTGCGTGTCGTCCATATTCTCTGCAATGCCTACGCCGAAGAAGCTGTATGGATTCAGTTCGTATGGAGCAGCTACATATGGGATTTTAGCTGGTTTAAATGGGTTCAATACCATTCTAATTAAATTGTTGTTGCAAATCCACACGTTGGCTTGGAGTTCATCAAAGTCTTGTAAATCTTTTGGGATATTAACACCTTGCTCTTCCAACATCTCAATGTCAACCATGCCCCAATACTCAAGCACCTCAAAACGGTCAATACCATGTTCTGGTGCATAGTCTGAAAGGTCATCTTCCCAATATTTTTTATTGTAGTTTTCTCCAAATGAGATTGCCTCATCAATAACTTGACCACGAAAGTATGGGCGTTTTTTTAAATTACGCAGTTGAGAACGCGACATTTTATGTCTTTGGATAACATACTGCGCTTCGTCCATATTGTTAGCATCGGGGTCAGGATAAAAATTCCAAACAGATACATGCTCTACCTGCGGCACAGTTTTAAACATGGGTTCATAATCACCCTCTTCGTTCCAATTTGCGTACTCTTTATCGGTAGCAAATGGACCTTTCATAATCCCTGTACCAAACAGTGCCATTTCAAATGCACTGCTCCTCAAGTTTTTAGTTGCTCCCGACTCATCCAACTGGTCATGTATTTTTTTCTGCATCTTTTTTGCAGCAACTAAAGCGGGACTAAAGTTTACTGCAGTAGGAGTTTGACCCGGACCTTCTTTTAATTTTTCTTGTACAGGCTCTAGTTTTTCTTCTAATGCACCAAGTTTTTCTTGTAAAGAAGTTGCAGTAGAACCCGGCTCTAGATTTCGTCCATCTCCTCTAAATCCATAAGGACTAGACAGAGCAGTTTCTCCTCGCAACTGGTCAGGTTCCTGCGGGTCAAAATGAACATTTTCAACAACCCCTTCAGGAAGTTCAGTAGGCTCAACAGAAAGGGGGAAACGGTTACTTGCAAACAAAACATCTACAATTTGTCCATAAGCAGCAAGTGTTTTTGTTTTTGTAATCTTGATAAATACACGCGATTTTTCTGCTTCAGTAAATTGAACATCTGGACCATACAAACCACGATAGTTGCGGTATGCGCGAAGCCATCGCTCTTCATCTTGATAGCGATAGTCTTCAGCACGTTGATACCTTTCTTGTATAAAGGGGATGATATTTGATACATCAGCATCTGCTACAGCAATGTCATCTGTATCTTCTAACGCAATAGCGTCGTCTTCAATCATCATTTCATCATCAGCCATATGTTTTTCCTTTAGTATCCAAATGTAGAGTCAGCTACCGGCATACCTGTTGATGGTCGGCCATGCGGGTCGTAGTCGAAAATAGAGAACCGGGGTCGGGACATAATACCGTACCGGAGTGCGTCATACAAATGGTCTTCAGACTTTGTGTCAACGTCTTCTGGATTTTTCTTGTCCAAAGGGATGGACGGTATTTGACTGATGACATTTGTGCAGCTATCAAAAAATACAAGTCTTGGTTCCTCTGTAAATTCATCTATCTGTAGACGGCGGTGTATTTCATTTTTACCAGCTACACGGCTACCGCGACTTCTGTCAGATGGACGCCAGCGACATCCCTTGCTAATCATTTGCTCCGCAAGAGAAGGACCAGTATCGCCACGCTTGTGCCAAAGACTGCTATCCAAAACACCATACTTAATGTTGCCATCTTCAGCTTCCAAATCCAATATCATATCAGCCAAGTCTGTGGCCAAAACCTTACTGACGTACAATTCTCTATATACAACCAGTTGCTCATCAGGCGCAACGGCAAACCAAATAACACCAGAATAACTGCCGTAACCATAGTCACATGCACGAAACTTGACCCAGTTGTTAGGGATATGAAAAGGCTCCACAACATGAACATCCCGATTAAACTCAGTGAACGCCGCACCTTCTTTGATATCCCAATCGCCTTCAAGAAGCTGCCTACGCTGCTGCTCTGGAAGAGAGAGAAGCATGGCTTCATAGTCTCCTGCTGCAGATAGGTACGGGTTATCAGAAAGTCTTGCTGGGATGAACCGTCTTTTGAATAGAGACTTTCCAGCCTTGCTATGTCCTGCTGGGTACTTGAGTACTTCTCCTGTTTCAATGTCAGTTGCATCAAATGTCCTGTTATACGGTGCGGGGTCAATGAACATCTTTTTGACCCATTGATGTCCCCGTCCTCCGGGGTTAGTTGTAGCCCTCATAAAGATAGGCAAGTCTGGTGCAGTGGACCGTAGACGAGAACGCATGTAATTCCATGCATATGGTGTGGCCCACTGAGTTAATTCGTCAAACCCTATCCAGCTAAATGCCAGACCCTGATAACGCAAGACATCATCATCTCTGTCGAGGTATGACATCCACAATCTCGCACCAGATGGTGCAGTCCACTGCATTTTACGTTCTGACCACTTGATACCAGGCCAGATTTTTGGGTACAACTCCTGCGACTTAAATATCAGTTCTCGCAGTTCTTCTGTTGTATGTCGCAGCAATAGTCCACTGAACTGTGGATGACCCATATATCGCAAGGGGTCTGCCAACATGGCATAGCTTTTACCACCACCGGCACTACCTCCATATAAAACTTCACGTTCACTAGCAGCCAAAAACTCTGTCTGTGGACCGGGATTGGGCTTGAACAACACATTAGCGTGTTCTTCAATGCTGCTAGTTTCATGTGAAACTTCTTCAATCTGCGGCTGCTGCTTTTGCTCCGGTTCTCGCTTCTTCGATTGCTTTCGCTTTGGCGATTGCCGTTTCCGCATATTCTGCCCACTTGCGGAGGCTTTTAGCTGTGTCCTTACGCTGTCGCTCATTTGCTAACCGTTTCCTTAATCCTACATGCGAAATGTATCTACCACTGTTTGCTGTCAGCCAGTTAGCTACCTCGCGGTACGAATACTGATTGATGTACTTACGTGCTTTCTCTAGTAAGTCCAGTTCAACTTTGATAGGGTCAAGAATGTCGGGGTCTTCTTCACTCTGCTTGTAACCAAAGGGTACAGTCCTTGCAATGCGAGGTATCTGCACCCATTCGTTCTCATCTTTAATGTCGGTTGGCTGTGGTAACTTCCACTTGCCTACGCTTCTAGTCATCGTCTTCCACAGCAGCTTTAGGTGGCATAAGCATAACGCCGCCGGATGCTTCTACCTGCATTTTCTCTGTCTTTACCAGACCTACACGGTCAAGCAGTTCTTTGGCAGCGGACATCTTGTCACGAATGCCTAGTTCTGTGGGGTCATACAAAGCGTGTGTCATCGCTATCGCAGCCTTCGGCGCATTACGTGCCATGTACATTTGAGTCGCCTCAAGTATTTCTTCTTTAAGACCCTTAACAATCTCAGCAGTACCAGAAGTGTCAGCATATCCTGCCATCTTTTTAGCCGCAACCATATCGCCACCAGCTTCATCAAAAAGCACGGCGAGAAACTTCTGTTGTTTATCTGTTAACTGTCTAGCCATTAAAACTCACCATTATGCATTGCATTAGAAAGTTTAACTGAACGTGATTTTACCTGAATTGCCCACCTGCTGTCAAGCATTTCTTTTGCTGCTACGTCAAATTTATTTTCGTGAATGGCATTCCACATTTTTTTAAACTTTCGGAGACGGGGTACGCCCATATTAAATGCCATGTCCATCAATACAAGTTGACGTACAGAGTCTAAATCTTCTACGCAAGGGTGCGCACGAACAAGTTCCTCTTCGACTATCTGTACGTCATTCTTTGCGAGGTACATAGCATCAGCTTCAGTAATACCGTACTCGTAGACAGCATCCATGCTAGGAATGTCCATCCAGTCCAGTTCTTCCTTTGTGATACCACGGTCCTCAAGGTTGCGTCCGATACCAATCGTATCAATACCAAGCGTATCTTTGTACACTTGAAGGCGCAAACCTTCGTGTGCTATAAGTTTGTTTACAAAGTTCTCAGAGTTGTATTTCATTTCTCATGCCCCATCCATACCGCAAATGCACCTGTCATGGCCCCCGTGACTACACTCACTAGACCCGCCTGTGCGTTGGTAGGGTCTGGCAATGTCATAAACCACTCCACTACCCGCCAAGCGGATAAGGACATCATAATCATCATCAAGCGGGGCAGTATCTTCCACTTGAGTAGTCTTTCCATTGTTACTTCTGCCACGATTAATCCTCGCCTGTTCTTCGGTTGTTCTGCCGTGCATACTCCACATCACTTATAGGACTACCCTTTTCCAAATAACCTAGTAGCACTGCGAACACCAAAGCTGGCAGCAACGATAACACCAAGGCTATACTGATACCATGAAGGCATTGCTTGGAGTTGGGCAAATCCATTTGCCACTACTTCTTCCATACCCGGAATGAACGCAAGAATGAGAGGTATACTGAACAGAATAGTAAGCCACTCGTCTTTCCACGAAGACTTACTTCCTTTAGCCATTTCCAAATCCCAGTCAAGTTCGCCAGTAGCTTTCTTTTCCATGATTGTAGCTTCAGCTTTAGCCCGTGCAACTTTTGCACCAGTTTCTGCTTTAGTCTTTTCAACTTTTCCATTTAACCACGTCCCTGCCAGTTCAGCAACTGGCCCTATCAATAAGTTTAACATCCTTTAGTTCCTGTAGCTTTTTCTTGATTAAGAATACACGGGTCTCTATAT